CAAAAATGTAGAAAAAAACGATGTAATTATTTTTGCAAATGGAATTAGAAACAGATTTAAATATACTGAAATCTACGAAAGAGCATATAAAGTTTATAAAAAAAGAAAAGAAGATCAAGATATTAACATGAACAAAGACGACGAAATAAATCTTTTAAAACAAGAATTAGCAAAATTACAAAAATCTATTAAAAAAAATGAGAAAAATAAAAATGCTAGTAAAAAAGAAATAACAATAACTGAAAATAATTTAGAATAATGAGTTTATTAACAATTTGCACAGATATAGTTAAAGAAACAAAATCATCATCAGTTCCTAATGTTATAATTGGGAACAATGATGATGTTGCACAGCAAATTCTACAGGTGGTTAAAACTAGCATAACCGACCTTGCTAGAAATTATCAGTGGCAGGAACTTCAAAAAGAACATAGTTTTTCTAGTGTAATAGACCAAGCAACATACAATTTACCATCTGATTTTGACAGAATGATTGATAATACATTTTGGAATGCTAGTCAAAATTGGGCTATGATCGGCGGAATAACACCAGAAAATTGGAGAATTCTTAAAAATTCATTATTAACACAAGCTGAAACGGTAGAATATTACAGAATTAAAAATAATCAAATTGTTATTCATCGCACCCCATCTGTTGTAGAAAATTATGTTTTTGAATACATTTCAAAAAATATAGTTAAAAGTTCAGCAAATGTAGAACAAACTGAATTTTTAGCTGATACTGATGTTCCAGTTATTGATGAATATATTTTAAGATTAGATATTACTTGGAGATGGTTAAAAAATAATGGTCGTGCCTATGCCGACGAAAAGAATATTGCAGAAAAAGCGATTGCTGAAAGAATAAAAGCTAATGGCTCAAGGGGGACAATTAATTCAAGTCCAGTATTAAAAATTTATAATGCACAAATAAGTGCTTTTAAACCTATTTTAATTTCATAATGCAACAAATTGTTCAGCAAAGAAACGGCATAGCTCAAAGAACTAACATACCAGCTCCATATGGCGGTTTGAATACTAGAGACTCTGAAAGCAACATGCAACCAACAGATGCAATTGTGTTAGAAAATTTTATACCAGAGCAAGGAGGAGTAAAAAGTAGGAAAGGTTTTACCGAATACTGCACGGGTTTAGTTGGTTATGTCGAAACTTTAATAGAACATTACTCGCAGGCTAATAGAAAATTTTTAGCTTGCCACAACGGAAAAATTAGCAACATAACTAATCCAAGTTCTATTGTAGAATTAGGCACGGGTTATTCAGGTAATAAATGGGAACATGTTGCTTTTAATGGTTATACATTATTAGTTAACGGATATGATTCACCGATTAAATATGATGGCTCAACAATCACTAGCAATGCTATTAATCCGTCAAGCGGAACAGCAAGCTCGTTAAACGGCATAAATATATTTAAAAACATGGTTTTTGTTTGGGATACAACAAAACCTTATTTTTGGCATGGACCAGTAAATGCAATATCTGGGACATTTTCTCGATTTGATTTGTCTTATGTTTGTCCAAATGGTGGCAATGTAATTAGAATGGAAACCATAACAAGAGATGGCGGGGCTGGTGTTGATGATTATTGTGCTTTTATTATGTCAAATGGTTATGCGGTTGTTTATGAGGGCGATGACCCTAGCAAAGCTAATCAATGGGCTTTGGTTGGTGTATATAAAATAGGTGTTCCAATGTCTATAAGAGCATCAACTAAAGTTGCCGGCGATGTTGCAATACTTACAAATCAAGACTTTGTTTTATTTTCAACAGCCCTGCAAAACGAAGGTCAAACAACACAAAATACAAAGTTAAGTGGTGTAATTCAAGAATTAGTGACAAATTATAGTAATAATATAGGCTGGGAAGTCTTTAATTACCCTAGAGGTGCTTGGTTAGTATTTAATGTTCCGATTGCTACTAATCAGACTTATAATCAATATGGTTTTAATACCATTACTGGAGCCGCTTTCAAATTTACTGGTGTTAATGCTATAACTTGGGGATTGTATAATCAAAATTTATATTTTGGAGGAAACGGAGCGGTATATCTTATGGATAATGGCTTTAGTGATAACAATAATTACATTAATTGTAAGGTTCAAACTGCATATAATAATTTAGGATCACCTCAAGAAAAAACTTTAAATTCTTATCGCAATACATTTAAAATTGATGGGTCTGCTGTTGTTAATGCTATAGTAAATTTTGACTATGGCAAAAATAGTAGTAAACAATCAAACTCATTAGAAGCCTTAGGTTCATTATGGGACGAGGCTGTTTGGGACGAGGCAGAATGGTCAATAGAGGATCAAACACAAAACAAATTAGTATATTCGTCAGGACAAGGTGTTGAATTGTCAATGAGGATAGAAGCTAATTTAAAAGGACAGCAACTTAGTTGGTATAGAACCGATTATAGTGTTAACATTAATAATATTTTATAATATGGCATTTAAAATAAAAAAATTAGGAGCGGTTTTAGGAGGAGTAGGTGCAATTGCAGGTGGTCCACTCGGTGCGGCTCTTGGAGTAGCGACTGGAAATTATTTAACACCAAAGTCTAGAAAACCAGATGGAACTCCTTATACAGAACAAGAAATAAACACTGGAAATCTTTTTAACAGCTTAAGTTCTACTGAAAAAAAAGATTTACTGCTTAACAATCCAAACATAATAACACCCGAAGGAAGTCAAACTTATGACCCTTACACAAATACTATTAGATTAAATGAATCTGATTTTACAAGAACTCAAAGACTTGATCAAGAAAGACTGGCTAGCGAGCTAAGTCGTTCTTTAAGCGGTAATTTACCGACAACCGATAATGAAGCTGTGAGACAAGCTACTTTTGAATTAGGTAAAAAACAATTAGAGCCAGAATTAAGGAGCCAAAGACAAGCTTTAGCAACTGAATTAGCAAATAGAGGGATACCTATCGGTAGCGATGCCTATAATAGTGAAATGAACCGATTTGAAAGACAACAAGGCGAACAATTAAATCAATTATCCTTGCAAAGTTTAATGGTTGGTATTCAAACCGCTGAAGCACAAAGGACTGCAAGATTTAACGAAATATCATCTTTATTAGGTAGAACTCAAGTTGGTGCTGGAACTAATTTTGGTCAATATCAAACTAATTACCAAGGTTTAGATTTAATGGGGGCGGAACAAGCTAGTTTAAACAGATTAAGCCAAGAAAACATAGCATCGAGAGCAGCTAAGGCACAAACAACCGCTGCTAAATGGCAAGCGGCAGGTTCAGCAATAGGTGGAATCGCTAAAGCATTGTCCGACATTGATTTAAAAACCAACATTAAATTTGAAAATAAAGTAATAAATCACTTGCCTATTTATTCGTTTGAGTATAAAAATAGTAAACATGGAAAAGGTAGATATATTGGAGTTATGGCTCAAGATGTTGAAAAAACCAATCCCGAAGCCGTCGGAATTAGTCCAGAGGGTTATAAAATGGTTGATTACTCTAAAATTGGTATAGAATTTAGGAGGGTTAATTAATGAGACAAAATGTAAGAGTCGAAACATTAGCTCGCAAAGGGCAAAATGTCAATAGACAATTGCTAGAAAATGCTTTGGCTCAATCACAAGGTGTTAGTCAATTTGCAATGGATCCTAATAATTTTGGCGGTGGTCGAGCTGGTGCATTTGGTGCGATTGCTCAAGGATTGACTGCGGGAATTGGTGCATATGCTCAATATAGAAATCAACAAAAATTAGCTCAATTAAATTCAGAAGATGCTGAAGCCTTTGCCCAATTTGCCACTGAAAAAGGCAATCCTGAATTGGCGAGTATAGCCTCAAGATTAAGCCCCGAAAGTAGAGAGGCTTATTATTTATCAATGATATTGCCACAATCTCAAAATTCTAATATACCATCTGCAATAAGAGAGTTTGAATATTATAAAACATTACCGCCAGAACAACAAGCACAATATTTAGGTGTTAAAAGAAATATTGCTGGTGAGGGTGGTATAGTTAGATCGACTGGAGCCATTGAAACATTAGGTGGCTATGGCGAAGCTGGTGCTCAAAAAACAGGAATGGAGCAAAATGCTAAAAATATTAGTGATTTTACTTATAAACCTCTTATTGCAGGTAAAACAACATATTCGGAACAAAAAGCAAAAGAAGATGTTGAGGCACAAGAAAAATTAATAGATGTTGAAACACAAAGTAATAACATTTTAAATGTATTAAATGCTTTAGAAACTAACCCAGGTGTTCCTGATTTATTTGGTGCTAAGGGCGGTGGTGCAATTTTATCTTATGTAGGCAAAAAAGAGCCAATTGCTGGTAGTAATGCGGCGAATGCAAAAGCATTATTAGAACAATTCCAAGGACAACAACTTCTTCAAGCTTTTAATACTCTTAAAGGAAGCGGAACAGGTGCGGTATCTAACGAAGAAGGTAAAGCATTTGTAAATGCCCACTCCGCCATAAGAGAAGGAATTAGTGAAAAAGAATTCTTTAAAAATATACAAATTATGAAAACAATAGTTCAAAAAGCAGTAGAAAGACAAAAGAAAAGAGCGGGCGAAGGTTATCAAAGATATACAACTCAAGTCAATAACCAAGATGTAGATCCAAGTCAAATGGGTTTAGATTTAACAACATTAATGGGAAACGAACAAAGACAAAAAGCAGTAAAACCAGTTAGTAATATTAAATTTTTGGGGTTTGAATAATGCCAATAGCTAAAGTTCAATTACAAGATGGTAGAATAGCAAGGTTTGAAGTTCCAGATGGCACGACTCCTGATGAGGTTATGCAATTTGCTAATAATCAATTTGGCGAACAACAACCACAACAAACCCAGCCAAGAACACCTACTCAACCCACACAATATGTTGAAAAAAACATAGAACCACAACCACTAAGTAGATTAGAAGCATTTGGAACTATTGCAACAAATCTTCCTTTAACTCCAAGACTTTATGCTGGGGTTGCTGCTTTAGAAGCAAGAAGACAAGCTTTAGCGGAAAATTTAAAACAAACTAATGATTTACAGAAATCCAGAGAAGCAACTCGTTCAATAAGTAGTTTTTACGATGAAGCTTTAAGTAATCAATTATCTAAATTAAGACAAGCAAAAGAACAATATCCAAAACAATCTTTGGGAACTCAATTAGCAACCGATATAGTTGGAGGAGGAGCAATATTAAAAGGTTTAGGCTTAGCTGGTAATACAGCAAAACAGGCTTTAACAGGTGGAGCAATTTTAGGTGGAACAACAGCATTAGGAGAAACTAGAGATATAAGTAATTTACCGCAATCATTAACAGACTTAGGAGCTGGTGTATTATTGGGCGGATTCGGTGGATTTGCGGGACAGCAAGCGGGCAAAGCAGTATACAAAACAAGTCAGGCATTACCACAAGTTATTCAAAGATTTAAACCAAATACCCCTGAAAAAGTTTTATCCAAAGTTATTACCCCTGAAGAAGCAGGTAAACAAGCTAGTAAATTAGCAACTAAAATAGAACAAGGAAGAATTACCGCATTACCTGAACAGGGCGATGAAAATATTTTAGGTTTAACTAGACTACTTGGTAAAACCCAAGGTAGCAATAAAGTTATTGCTGATTACATAAACAAAAAATCTATAACATCATCAAAAAGAGTTGGTGATTTAATAAACAAAAACATTAGTAGCGAAAACTATTTTGATAGTATTGACAATATTATTAAAACAAGAAGCGAAATTGCTTCACCGCTATTTAAAAAAGGTTATGAAGAGGGAAACATTGCTTTAAATCAAGCTATGACTTCAACATTACCGAATAATACAAGGGTCGGTAAAATTAGAGAGTTAGTTAATGATGATAGAATAAAAAATGTTATTGCAAAAGCAAGACAAGATTACGGAATTAATCAAGATATTCCTGATGTTTCTATTGAAAGTTTGCACGGAGCAAGGCAAGTTGTAGACGATATTATAAACACTGCTAAAAGAGCTGGAGAAAACAACAAAGCTAGAAGCTACATTAATTTAAAACAACAATTAAATAATGTAATTTATGATGTTGCCCCAACAATGAAACAAGCTGATAAAACATTTGCTGGCTTGTCTGCATTAAAAAATGCTCAAGAAGAAGGTTTAAATTTTGGTAAATTAAGAAATAGCGAAGAAGTGAAAAGATATATTTCTGGTTTAAGCGACGGCGAAAAAGAAACTTATAAAATAGGGATTAAAGATTACTTAA